TATTTTCGGGCCATTGTTGGCTGCGCTGCTGATCGCCTGGGCGCCTGGCGTTCTTGATTCGGCACACTGGCTGGCCAGCTTAAGCGGCTTTGAGTACCCGAGTCTGAGCATGTTTTACGTGCTTGGGCCCTGCATGCTCATCGCCGGCTTGCCGTCATGGTGGATTATCGGCGGCTACATTCGCTGGACCTCACGCTTGCAAAACGAGGATGCCGGCGACTGGCTGGCCGACGCGTTGCGTGCCTTCAGGGGCGAGAAGTGAGCCAGACAGACATGCCTACCATGACCCTGGTGCGCGAACAGGGAACCGACCAAGGAACGTACGGCGTGCTGACCCTGCCCGATGGCTGGCAGTGTCAGACCATCGAGCTTCCCTGGCGCGACAACTGGCGCGGTCTTTCGCGTATACCTGCCGGTACCTACAAGGCCATGGCCCATGTCTCGCCAAAGTTCGGCATGACGTACTGGGTGCGCGAGGTCAAGGGGCGCTCGGCCATCCTTTTTCATGCGGGCAATCTGGCAGGCGACAGGAAGAAGGGCTTTAAGACCGATTCAGATGGCTGCATTCTTGTGGGCCTGCGCCGTGGCCAGCTCTATCGGCAAAACGCCGTGTTGGCCAGTAAGGCTGCTTTAAAGGAAATGCTGGCCAGATTGAATCGCCAGTCTGTCTGGCTTGAGGTGCGCGATGCTGATCCGATCGATTCTGACGGCTAGGCTGCCGTTGTATCTCGCCATTAGTGTCACGCTGGCGGTGGCCTCTGGCGTCTGGGCCGTACAAAACTGGCGTCACCAGGCGAGGATCAGCCAGTTGCGCGAAGACGTAGCCACCCAAATGGTCGCCATTGAACGCAATGCCCGCCAGATCGAGGCGCGCTATCGGGAGCTTGAGCAGCTGCGACAGCGCGAAATGGAGAAAGAACGTGAAAACTACCTTCGGGCACAGCAGGAAACGGCGCTGGCTCTTGATACTGCTCGCGATGAGTCTGACCGGCTGCGCCGTCTCATCGCCGCCGAGCGAAATAAAGCCCGCCAGTTGGCCCAGTCCTCCGCCGGAAATATCGATGCCGCTCAAGCCCCCTGGGTGGTACTCGAAGCATGCCGCCGAGAATATGAGAGCGTGGCAAAAGATGCTGACGAGCTCGCCAACAGACTCCGACTAGCCGCCGGCTGGTCACGCGCGATCGAGGCCGGTCATGATTAAACCCAAGAGCTTGCGCGATCACCTGGTGGCCGCCAACCCGACGCTGCGAAAGAATCCGGACAGGATCCACGTTTTTGCTGATGCCGGTCGCATTGTCAGCACCGGGTCGCTAAGCCTGTCGTTTGAGTATCAGTACACCCTGAATGTGGTGCTCACGGACTTTTCCGGGCACCCTGACGCCATCATGGTGCCGCTGCTGGCCTGGCTGCGCGTGAACCAGCCTGATCTGATGACTAACGCCCAAAAGCGCCAGGGTGCCATCCGCTTTGAAGTCGAGTTCTTGAACCAGCAGACGTTTGATCTGTCGCTTGAGTTGGATCTGACCGAACGCGTGCTTGTGTCGGCCAACCCGGATAAACCGGGCGACCTGAGGGCCTTGCATGTGCCTGAGCCCCCTGATCCTGACTTTCCTCTAGTCAATGAGCATTGGCAACTGTACGTGCGCGATGAGCTTGTGGGCGAGTGGGAAGTCAAGGCAGCGCTATGACAGACCTGGTGGCTCTAGAAGACTGGGCTGGAGCGCTTTTAGCCAAAGCCGACCCGGCGCAGCGCCAGCGCATTACCCGAGCTGTTGGCCAGCAGCTGCGCCGCTCACAGCAAAGGCGCATCGCTGCACAGAGAAACCCGGACGGCGGCGCTTTTCAGCCACGCGCCAAGAGCAGCAAAAAATTCATGGAAAAAGCCGGCCATATCCGAAGAAAAAGCATGTTTGCCAAGCTGCGCACACGCAAGTTTTTGCGTGTTGACGCCGGGCTTGATGCGATCGAAGTGGGCTTTAGCGGGCGCGCTGCCGTGATCGCCAGGCGCCATCAGTACGGGTCTAAGCGCAGGCATCGAGGCACCACGTATGTGACCCCGCCGCGTGAGCTGCTTGGCCTGACAGACCAGGACATTGAACTAATTCGCGACGAACTGCTTTCCTACTTGAGCCCGTCTAAATAGCGCGCATTACCGCATCGATAGGTAATGACCGGCATCTGGCACGAGCCTTGCTGCATACATGAACAACCACCGGCACCATTGCCCGCATGAAAGACCTGACCGAACTTTTACGCCGCTTCGAGAACATGATACGCCTTGGCCGAATCGACCAGGTAAAGCATGTTCGTCCTGCGCGCGTGCGCGTAAAGACCGGCGGCATTACGACACAATGGTTGCGCTACTTCGAAGTGCGCGCCGGCGACACTCGCACCTGGAACCCGCCCACCATCGGTGAGCAGGTGGTACTCCTTTCTCCGGGCGGTGATCTTTCGGGCGCCTTGGTTCTGGGCGGTCTTTCTCAAGACGAGCATCCTGCGCCCTCGGATAGCCCCGATGAAACGGTCTGCGATTTCCCTGATGGCGCCAACCTGAAACACAACCATGCCACCGGCGCGATGAGCATCACGGGCATCAAGTCCCTGTTCATTCAAGCCAGCGAGCACGTGCACATCAAGGTGCCAACTATCACTCTGGATGCCGATCAGACCACTTCGACCGGAAAGCACACCATCGAAGGCCTCTTGTCCTACCTGGCTGGCATGAGCGGCAAAAACGGCAAGGGCAACGCCACATCGATCAGCGGGAATATCACCCACAAAGACGGCGATCTTGAATCGAACGGCATCGTGGTGCATCTGCATGTCCACGGCGGTGTGCTTCAGGGCGGTGCCTTGACAGAGGGGCCGCAATGATCGGAATGAACGCACAAACCGGCAAACCGATTAGCGATCTGGATCATATTCGCCAATCAATTTTTGACATCCTGCTCACACCACTGGGCACGCGTATCGAACGCCGAGAGTATGGCAGTTTATTGCCCGAACTCATCGACGCGCCGATCAATGCCCGTACACATGTGCAGCTGTACGCGGCCAGCGCCACCGCCCTGATGCGCTGGGAGCCTCGTGTGCGGTTGACTCGCGTCTACACCGAAAAAATCGATGGTGCCGAGTTGACCCTCGTTGTCGAGGGCACACGCAGTGACGGCCGTGCGATAAATGCCTCTTTTCCTATCGGCAGGCAAGTATGAGTCAGAACGTTATTGACCTTTCAAAGCTGCCATTTCCTGGTGTCGTGCAAAAGAGCGACTTCGAGACGATCTTTTTGCAGCGCGTTGCCGCGCTTGTCCAGGCCAAGCCAGAGCTCGAAGAGGCGCTGCAGATCGAGTCGGATCCACTGACAAAGCTGGTGCAAGAGAATGCCTATCGCGAGCTTTTGCTGCGCGAACTCGTGAATCGCTCGGCAATGGACGTGCTGCTTGCATACGCGCGCGACAGCACGCTCGATCACCTGGGTGCGCTGCTGGATGTCGAGCGCAAAAATGATGAGCCTGATGAGGAATACCGGCCCAGAATCCAGCAAAGCCCTTACAAACTATCGGTTGCCGGGCCAGGCAAAGCCTACCGCGCCCTGGCCATGCAGGCGCACGAAAACATCAAAGATGTTGCTGTCCAGACAGGCCTGTCAGGGCGCGACGCGGGCAAAGTATTGGTGACTGTACTTACTCGCACCGGCCTGGGTATCGAAGAGGTACTCCAGTCGGTGGACGCGCAGCTTTCCCCAGAGGACGTCAGGCCCTTAAACGACGAGATCATCGTCGAGCACGCCATCGTAACGGCGTACCAGGTTAACGCGATCATCCACACACTGGCCGGACCCGAGGGTGAGGTCGTACGCCAGGCAGCCATTGCGGCTTTGGCCGAGCATGACAGACAGACCAATGTCATCGAGGGTAGTGTCACAAAGTCAGGCCTATACGCCGCCTTGAGGCAGCCAGGCGTAACCGAGGTCCAACTGCTTTCCCCCGAGCTTCCGCAGGGCGCGCAAGACATCATCATCGAATCGGCAAAGCGTACAGCGCCAAAATGCGTATCGATCAACGTAACGGCGGTCACTCATGGACAGGCGTGACCTCCTGCCGCCCAGCGCAAGCCCGGTTGAAAGGGCGATCGCGTCAGTTCTTGGCCAGATCAGTGATATACCGGTACCCATTCGGTCTCTTTGGAGCCCATGGGATTGCCCGATTGAGCTTCTGCCCTGGCTGGCTTGGACGGTTGCCGCCGATGAATGGGAAGAAAACTGGTCCGAGCAGGTCAAGCGCGAAGCTGTAGCAAGTCAAATCGCCTTGCATCGCCGGCGCGGCACGGTGTGGGCTGTAAAGCGTGCAGTGCAGCGATCGGGGCTGACCGCGCGCATCATTGAACAAAAAGAGCAACGAGCCATCTACGATGCGCTTGGCGCACTGAACCTAGACGGCACCTGGTCTCTGGACGGATCAAAAAAGATCGGCCCGATCGACGCTGTTGCTGGCGTGCCTCAAATCCAGCACTGGGCGCAGTTCATCGTGCAGCTTGATCTTGCTCAGGCGGAGCACCCCAAAGCCATTGAGCAGGCACGCCGGCTGATCGACGCATGGAAACCGCAGCGTTCGGTGCCGATCTATTCGTACGTGCTCTCGCTACTGATCAGGGTGCTCATCGTGGTGCAGTCCAGGGCCTTGCTGCAAAAGCAGACGACCGGCAGGTACCCCTGGTGCAATCTGGTGCTGAGCGACTACGACGATGCCAAGTTCCAGCTTGGAAAAGACGGCAGCACTGTGACCTTGCCACGCCCATTCGGATCTTTCAGGCTAGGTCAGACAGTCGGCGCCAAGCCCGGTCTGGCACTGCGCCAGTGCACGATTCAAAGCCACCTGCTGGCCCAGATTCATGGTGCGCCAACGATAGTTGGCCCATGCATGCGCTTGGGCCAAAAAGATCGGCGTCTGGACGGATCTTGGCGTCTTGGGTCTCGCCTGATCGACGCTGACAGTCATAACTTGATGCGCTCGCAAACACGCATTGAGCAGCCAATCGGGGTGGCTGTGACCTACCACGACAGCACCAGCTTGAGCTACCCGCTCAATGCAACGCGCCTGCCGTCGCGCCCCAATCGCCTGGCGCCATGGGTTCGCCTTGACGCCAGCTGGCGCGTGGGCGCCCCTCGCCGACGCCAGCCTTTTGGGTTTCGTATCGGGCGCGACACGCCATTGCCTGCGTACAGCGCAGCCACGATAGATGCCAGCCAGAACATCAGCGTCAGCCCGGAGCGCCTTGGCAGGCTGCGTGCCGCCAAGCTTGGCTACCGGCATCGTCGCCTGGATGGTTCGTGGCACCTTGGCCAGGTCAGGTTTCAGGTTGCGCCCAGGCTGGGCCACTTCGATCTTGCCTACGACATGAACGGGGCGACCTACGAACCACTGACCGATACCCCCCGTCGCCTGCGCCTGGACGGCCACTGGGGCCTGGGGGCAAGGGCGCGTCCACACTCATTAATCACGATTATCAAGGGAGCATCCTATGGCTGAAGCGGTCACCGCTTACGACTACCGTCTTCGCCTGGCACGCCAGGCTCATGACGGCACGCCAGTCAAGCGCATTTTCTACATGGCATTTGGCGATGGCGGGCACAACCCCGATCTCACACCGAAATCGCCGGATCCGAACCGCACCACGCTCTGGAACGAGCTGCTGCGTAAACCACTGACAACTGTCACCCGCGACGCGCTTGAAACCACCGGCAGGGGAGCGCTGGAGGAGGCCGAGCTTGTGGGCGCGCGCGTCTCCGAGGCCGCGCTGCTGGACGAGGACGGAAAAGTTGTCGGCTTCAAAACCTTCGCACCCAAGCTCAAGGAAAGCGACGAGCGCTACGAAATCAGCATCACCCTGCGCTATTAACGGAGAACACCACCATGACCTTGCCGAATCAAAATATCACCCCCATCCCAAACAACGAGCCTGATGCTGTTCCATCGTTGTGGAACACGCGCTACGAAGAAATAGACCAGAATTTTGCAGATCTTGATAATCGACAAACTGCGGTAGAGCAAGAGCTTGAGTCAGCGGCTGGCGACAGCGGCTCATTACCTAACCGGCTTGCCGGGATGGATCAGCGCATCGGCTCTCAGGATCCTGACTATCAGAACGCCTTGCACTACTTTGTCCGCGACCTTTTGGAGCGCAGCGCGCTGGCCGATACTGAGTTGCGCAAAACGCTTCGTTACCGCCACCAGTCAGGGCAGATTGAGTTGGCCAATCGCGGCGTAGTCTCTGGCTTGTCGGTCACAAAATCAACTAATGCAGCGCGGAACCTGAATCTGGCTGCCGGCGTTCTGTTTCTCAAGGGGCGGCGCTTTTCAGTGCGCGAACGTCTGAATGCTGCATCGGTGCCGCCCAACCCGGGCGCAACCAACCAGACATGCACCGTGTACCTGCGCGAAAACGCCGCTGCAGTCGAGGGCATTGAGTTTGGCGTGACCATGCTCGGGGTCGACGCACCCGCTGATGCGCTGGCGCTGTATCGGATCACCGTACCCGCTGGCAACACATCAAGCGTCGATCCATCCCTCGACTCGGTTTCCATGACAGATGTTCGCCGCGTCGAAGCAAGCTTCCCTGCCGTACTAAACAGCCCGGCCAGCATTCTCGTGGCGCTTCCCTATTCCTTACCGAACGATGGCTACAGGCTCACGCTCGATGCGCTCTCTGCCACGGGCGCGCCATTGCCATCGGATGCGTTGTCTATCAGCGCCCGGGCGAGCAACGGCTTTCGTGTAACCCTTGCCAGCGCTGCCGATGCGGTGGTTCTGCGCTGGTCTATCAACCTTATGGAGATCTGAACATCATGGCCATGATCAAAACCATGGGCCCCGGCCCGCATAGCGACTTTTCAGTCGACGGCACCGTCATCAGTGTGGGCGAGCTCATCATCGACGCGACTGACTACCAGGACGATAGTGAGCGCATTGTCGACGTGTATCGGAACACTGACGGCAGCCTCAGCCTGGATGGCCCAGGCGCGTTCGTTCTGAACATACGCATTCCGGCGCGGGCTTATCGCACCGAAACCGTCGACGAGCTCGGCACCAACGAGCAGGGCGAGCCCAATAGCACGCAAACACTGGTTCCGCTCGATCTTGATCCGGACACCGTAGAAATCACAGTCTGGCCGCGCAGCTAACGGCGCGACCCAAAAGACACTCACCCTGGAGATTAAGCAATGAGTATTTTCACCAAAGACAACCTGCGCGCTGCTGTAGAAGCGGCCAGCGGTGGCCTGAACACCGTTTTGTACACACAGAACAACAGTCACCCAGTTTATGTCTATGTGCTTCCAAAATTTCGCAAGGAAGACATCGATCCCAGCCTTGGTACGGGTGTTCACGAGGCCTTTATTGTCAACGGTCAGGAGATCCCTGAAATTTTCGTTGGCATGTACCAAGCAACGGTGCGTGACGGCCAGGCACTGAGCTTGCCCGGCGTTGATGTCAGCGTATCGCTTACCGTGGCGCAAGCACAAACATATGCACGCGCCAATGGCACAGGCTGGCACGTGTGCACCAATGCGACTTACGCTGCTTTGGCGCTGTGGATGTGGAAGAACAAAGCTACAAACAACGTTGCTGTTCGCGGCAACACGAACTTCGGACGCTCGCATGCGGCCACATGGGAAACTGGCCGGCGCATCGATGGTGGCCTTGCCCCGTCAAGTGCCGGTAATCCGCGCATCTTTACAGGCAGTGGCCCGGCCAGCTGGCGTCACAACGGTCTGCCTACCGGCATCGCTGATCTTGTCGGTAACGTATGGGAGTTCTCTCCTGGTATGCGCCTAGTTGATGGAGAGATTCAAGTCATTGCCAACAACGATGCAGTTCTGGCCAGCGTCGACATGGGCGTGAGCTCTTCGGCATGGCGCGCGATTCGCCTAAGCGACGGCGCCCTGGTTGACCCAGGCAGCGTCGGCACAGCCAAGTACGACGCTACCAGCGCAGTCAGCAACGTGCCGCGCCTGAACTCTGTTATCGAGTTCCAGAAAGGTACGCCGGGCGACGACGCAAACACGGTCGGCACGGACGGCAATACACCCTTTAGCTCACTTACATCCGAGGCCAGCGTTACGGCTCCAGGGATCCTCAAGTCGTTGTATTTGTATCCAATCGACGGAACGCACGAGGGCACGCTGTATGTCCGTAACCACGGCGAGCGATTCCCGGTTCGTGGGGGCAATTGGACCGACGGTGCCAACGCGGGCCCCTCTGCGCTGAACCTCAGCCTTCCGCGCTCCCACGCCGACAACTCCTTCGGGTTTCGCCCCGCTTTTGTAGCCTGAAATTTGGAGCGTGATATCTGATGGCTGCGCGGTAGCGCAGCCTCATAAAACCGATCATGACCAACGACGCCAATCAAAACGACCTGCAGATTCGCCAAAAGTGTGAGGCAATGATTCAGTACGGCTACGTAGCGCTTCGCCAGTTTCCAAAGCACGAGCGCCATGTGCTCGCTGCGGAAATACGTTTGAGCATGCTGCGCGTACTGCGCCTGATTGTGGTGACCAATAAGCGGTACCACAAAAAAACGACGCTGCAGGATCTTGACGCCGAGCTTGATTTGCTCAGATCGATGGTGCGCCTGGCGCATTCATTGCAGTACATGGACACCAAAAAGTACGAGATCTGGGCACGCCACTTGGCGGAAATCGGGCGCATGGTCGGAGGATGGATCAAATGGTCACGCTCCGAATGATGCTTACGGGTGGTGCGTTACAGCGATTCCCGATTCGTGGGGGCAATTGGAACAACGGTGCCAACGCAGGCCCCTCTGCGCTGAACCTCAACAATCCGCGCTCCAACGCCAACAACAACATCGGGTTTCGCCCCGCTCTTGAGCGATGCCAGAAGCACGTGGCTTACGGGCCGCGTGACAGCGCACCTTCAAAAGGACGCGCCATCCCCGGCCCAAAAAGCCGAAACACTGAACAGGCCGCGCAGGCCAGTAGCCCTGCGAAAGTCGGCGCGGCCGCCAACCAAAGCAGGACCATGGCAGTTACCTACACCAACCTTTTTGAGCAGATCTATGATTTTGAGAATCTGTACCGTTCGTACCTGAAAGCCAGAAAAGGCAAGCGCGACAACGCGCAGGTTCAGCTCTTCGAGCGCGATCTTGAATGCGAGCTGATCCAACTTCAAAACGAGCTGATCTGGGGCACCTATCAAACGGGCTCATATCACACGTTCTACGTGCACGAGCCCAAAACCCGCATGGTCGCAGCCCTGCCGTTTCGCGACCGCATTGTTCAACACGCCGTGTTCTCGGTCATCGAACCGATCTGGGAGGCGCGGTTCATCCACGACAGCTACGCCTGCCGTGTTGGGCGCGGCATGCACAGTGGCGCCAATCGCGCTCAGACTTTCTTGCGCAACGTCAATCGATCGCACGGAAGGGTGTACGTTCTCAAGGCAGACATCAGCAAGTACTTCGCTTCCATTGACCACGGCATTATTAAAAAGCTGCTGCGCCGGCACATCGCCTGCCAAAGCACCCTTGCCCTGATGGACAACATCATCGACAGCGCTTGCACGCTGCCAGGCTCACTCGCGCCGGTCGGCCTTCCCATTGGCAACCTGACCTCGCAGCTGTGCGCCAACATCTATCTGCATGAGCTTGACATGTACGTCAAGCACGATCTTGGCCAGAGTTACTACTGCCGGTACATGGATGATTTTGTGGTGGTTCACCACGACAAGACCCATCTGCACGAGATACGCCGACGCATCGAAAGCTTTCTGTGGTCGCAGCTGCGCTTGCGAACCAACCATAAAACCCAGGTTTTCCCTATCGGGATAAACAACGGGCGCGCATTGGACTTTCTTGGTTATCGAATCTACCCAACCCATCGGCGCCTGCGTGTTGACAGCATTAAATGCATGAAAACAAAGTTGCGCCGATTCCAGCGCTTGTACCGCGATCGTCGCATCACGCTTTCGCAGATCCAGCCAGTGATTCAAAGCTGGATTGCACACGCTAGTCACGCCCAGACCTATGGGCTGCGCTCGCACTTGCTCAGTTCCTTTCCTCTTACCACCGCCACCATTGGAGCGTAACTATGACAACCGATTATCACCACGGCGTCCGAGTCCTCGAAATCAACCAGGGCACGCGCCCCATCCGCACCGTTTCAACGGCTGTGGTCGGATTGATTGCAACGGCCGAAGACGCTGATGCCGACGTTTTTCCGCTTGATACGCCGGTACTTCTGACCAACATCCTGACCGGCATCGGATCGGCTGGAACGCAAGGGACGCTACGGAAATCGCTCGAAGCGATCGCCAGCCAGACCAAACCTGTCACGGTTGTGGTTCGCGTGGCTGAAGGCCTGACGCCTGAAGAAACCACCAGCAACGTGATCGGCGGCACATCGCCCACCGGCCAGTACACCGGCATGCGTGCCTTGCTGGCTGCCCAGTCGCGTCTTCAGGTCAAACCGCGTATCCTGGGCGCGCCATTTCTCGATTCAGAGCCCGTTGCGGTGGCCCTGGCCACCATTGCACAGCAGCTGCGCGCGTTCGGCTACGTTTCGGCATGGGAGTGCGCAACCAAGGAAGAGGCCACGCTTTACCGCGAAACTTTCGGCCAACGCGAGCTTATGGTTATCTGGCCAGATTGGACCAGTTGGGATACTGTGGCCAACGCCGAACAAGGCATGTCCAGCGTGGCGGTGGCCATGGGCTTGCGCGCCAAGATCGACCAGGAAATCGGCTGGCACAAAACGCTGTCGAACTACGTTGTCAATGGCGTCACAGGCATCAGCAAAGATGTTTTCTGGGATCTGCAGGATCCTGCCACCGATGCGGGCTACCTGAACGAAAACGACGTCACGACTTTGATCAACAGCACCGGTTTTCGTTTCTGGGGATCGCGCACCTGCGCCGGCCCGCAAAGCCTTTTCCCGTTCGAGAACTACACGCGCACGGCCCAAGTGCTGGCCGACACCATCGCCGAGGCTCACATGTGGGCGGTAGACCAGCCGATGCACCCATCGCTGATCAAAGACATTATCGAAGGTATTAACCGCAAATTCGCCGATTTGCGCGTGCGCGGCTACATCATCGACGGTGTGGCCTGGTACGACGAGCAGTACAACAACGTCGATAACCTGAAATCGGGAAAGCTCACGATCGATTACGACTACACGCCCGTGCCGCCGTTGGAAAACCTGCAGTTCCAGCAGCGCATCACGGATCGCTACCTGCTTGATTTTTCCCAGCGCATCAACGCCTAACCCGCTGGCCCGCATCTGGCGGGCCGGTCACGCTTAAATTTTGGAGATCACCATGGGATTACCAGCGAAACTCAAACACCTGAACATCTTTAACGAAGGCCGATCCTACGTGGGCGAGGCCGAATCATTTAATCGTCCCAGCCTGGCCAGAAAAATGGAGTCTTTTCGCGGCGCTGGCATGAGCGGTGCGGCCAAGGTCGACCACGGCCTGGAAGATGACGGGCTTCAAATGAAGTGGGTCATTGGTGGCTACGACTCGCAAGTGATCAAACAAATGGGTGTCGCCAACGCTGGCGGCGTGCTGCTGCGTTTTGTCGGTTCGGTGCAGCGTGATGACACTGGTCAGGTCGGCGCCGTGGAGATCGTCGTGCGCGGGCGGCACAGTGAAATTGACTCTGGCGAGTACAAAACCGGCGAAGACTCGAACAAGACAATCACCACCGAAGCCATCTACTACAAAGAAACGCTCGATGGTGAAGTGCTGTGCGAAATCGATGTCCTGAACGGCATCGAGAACTTTGGCGGCGTTGACCGCATGGCCGAGCACCGGCGAGCGATCGGTATCTAACAAACGCGCCAGGCGCAGCGATGCGTGCTGGCGCAACATACCCAGACAACAAAGGAAGTCACCATGAGCAAGCAACAAACAGATGTCATCGACACCGACGCCAACACCCGAATAGTCGAGCTTGATGAGCCCATCGTTCGCGGCGAAACCCAGATCACTACGTTGAGCATTAGAAAGCCGCGAGCCGGCGAACTGCGCGGGCTGTCATTGGGTAACCTGGCCGAAATGGATGTCACCACCCTAACGCGCCTTCTGCCGCGTGTGACCACGCCATCGATCACGGAGGCCGAGGCGGCAGCGCTTGACTTGGCTGATCTGGCTTCGTGCGGTCAGGCGGTCAGCGCTTTTTTGCTCAAGAGGGCGCTGCGGGAATCCCTGCGGACGTAGAGTCGGCGATGGCAGACATCGCGGTTGTGTTCCATTGGCCGCCGGCGGCCATGGAGCACTTTGATATTTCAGAATTGATGGCCTGGCGAGAACGCGCACGGCTTCGAAACGGGAACGACGCATGAGCAACACGCTGAAATTGGAAGTTCAACTTTCCGCTCTTGACAAGCTGTCAGCGCCGATGCGCAAGATATTTGGCGGGGCACGGGACACGGCTGCCGAGTTTCGCCGGCTGAGTGACCAGCTCAAAGACTTGGGCCGGGCGCAACGCGACCTGGCTGAATTTCGCGAGCTTCGCCAGGCCATGCAAAACACCGGCGCAGCCATGCAAGATGCTCGGTCCAAGGCGGATGCTCTGGCCAGGGAGTTTTACCAGGCCAGCGCCAGCATCCGCCCGTTACGCGAGCTGATGCAAAGCGTCAAACAGCGCACTAACGAGCTGTCCGCGGCCTACCGCGCCAACAAAATGCAGATGCTGCAGATGCAGCAGCAGGTTGAGCAAACTGGCCGGCGCAAGGCTGATCTTGGGCGGCGCATGAATGCCCTGAGTGACCAAATGCGCAGCGGCACCGGCGATGTGGCCAAGCTGCGCATCGAGTACGACCGGCTGCACGGCGAGTACAACGATGTACTGAACGACCAAATTGCCCAGGAGCGCCAACAGCGCGCCTTACGTGAGCAGTACCGCGCCAGTGGACAGCAGCTGCGCGAATCGCGCCGTCAGCTTACGCTTACCAGCAACGAGTACAAGGCGGCATCCGGCCCGGTCGATGCGCTTGGCCAGCAGCTAAACGAGGCTCGGTCGCGCCACCAGCGACTATCGAGCGAGTTCTCCAAAGGCAGCAACCGGCTGCGCGAGCTCAAGCGCGAATTGAATAGTGCCGGCATCGGTACCAAAGATCTGGCGGGCGAAGAGGCCAGCCTGGCCAGCCGGGTCAGCGCGACCACCACGCAGATTAACGCCCAGCGCGACAGTCTGCGCCGCCTGACTGAACAACAAAACCGCCTTAACCAGGCGCGCGACAAGTACCAGCAGCTCTCGCAAACGGCCACTGGGCTGGCCGCAAGCGGTGCGGCTGGTCTGGGTTCGGCTTATGCCTTATCGCGCCCCTTGCGTGGCGTGGTCGATGCCTTCGCGCCCAACGAAAGTGCCGAGTCCAGCCTGCGCGTCTCTATGATGACCAGTGACGGCCAGGTTAGCCAGGAATTCGAGCGGGTAGCCGAGCTGGCCAAAGAGCTGGGCGATATCCTGCCCGGCACCACGGCTGACTTCCAGAACATGATGACTATGCTCAAGCGCCAAGGCATGAGCAATACAGCGATCCTGGGCGGGCTGGGCGAGGCGACCGCTTACGCTGGCGTGCTGTTCAAAATGCAGGCCGATGATGCCGCCGAGTTCAGCGCCAAAATGCAAGACGCCACGCGCACCACCGAGGCCGACATGCTTTCGCTGATGGACACCATCCAGCGCGCCTACTACGCCGGCACCGACCCGCGCAATATGCTGCAGGGCTTTACCAAGGTAGCGCCAGCGCTCAGTTTGATGCGCAAGGAAGGCTTGGCCGCTGTGCAGGAGCTTGCGCCCTTGCTGGCCATGTTTGACCAGGCGGGCATGGCCGGCGAACAGTCAGGTAACGCGCTGCGCAAAGCCATACAAGGCGCGCTCAAGGTTGATGATGTCAAATCGGTTAATGATGATCTGAAGGCCATGGGCAGCAGCATCAAGTTTGACTTTACCGACGGCAAGGGCGAATTCGGCGGGCTGGAGAAAATGTTTGCCCAGCTCAAGCAGCTCGAAAAACTCACCAGCGCCCAGCGCGTACAAATAACTGCCGATCTGTTTGGTGACGATGCTGAAACGCTGCAAGTCATCAATACCATGATGGCCAGGGGCATCGAGGGCTACCGGGAAATGGCCCAGAAAATGGGTGGCCAGGCTTCCCTGCAGCAGCGCATCAACGAAGACCTCAAAACCCTGACCAACCACATGGATGCGGCCGGGGGCAGCTTCACCAACATGCTGGCCGATATCGGCCGCACTGTTGCGCCCGATCTAAAAGAGCTGATCAAACTGTTGGGGGAAACCACCGTCAAGATCGGCGATTGGGTGAAAGCCAACCCAGAGCTCACCTCCACGATCTTTAAAGTCGTGGCGGTGCTGGCCGGGCTGTTTGCTTTGCTCGGCTCGCTTGGCCTGGCCATCGGAGCCGTGTTGCTGCCCCTTGCCACCATGCGGTACGCCATGTCGCTGATCGGGATCCGCGCCGGTTCGCTACTGGGCCTTCTGGGTGGCCTTCGCGGCCTGCTGAATCCGCTAGGCAAAGCGGCGGCATGGCTGGGCGGCGTCTTCCGGGGCACGCTGGTACCGGCGCTGCGCCTGGTCGGTTCGGTGCTGCTGGGCGTAGGCAAGGCCCTGTTCGCCAACCCCATCGGCATTGCCATCGGTCTGATCGCTGGCGCCGCCTGGCTTATCTACCAGTACTGGGAGCCGATCAAAGCTTTTTTCTCCGAACTTTGGGAAACCATTAAAACCCTGTTCAACCAGGGTGTGGCAGCGGTAACGCAGTTCATCAACAACTGGGCGCCGCTCGATACCTTCAAATCGGTGTTCTCCAGCGTGTTCGCCTGGTTTGGCTCGCTGCCCGCCACCTTTATGGGGTTCGGCACCGATATGATCAACGGCCTGACCAACGGCATCAAAAGCATGGCAGGATCGGTCAAAGACGCTGTAATCAATACCGCTGACAGCGCGGTCAAATGGTTTCAGGAAACGCTTGGAATCAATTCGCCAAGCCGCGTCTTCATGCAAATGGGCGGCTTTATGGGCCAGGGTGCGGCACTCGGTATCGAGCGCGAGCAGGATAGTGTGGCCAGGGCCGTGCGTCAGCTGGCCGCTGGCGCCATCGGTGCCGGCGCCATTGGCCTGGCATCGCCAGCCATGGCCTTGCAGCCTGACGCCATAGGCATGCAGCGAGCCGTACATCAAACGCTCGGCCAGCTTAGTGTTCCAGCGCCGCGCATCGATCGGCGCCCGCCCCTGGCTGCCCGCGCGCCGGCGGTGCCAGCTGTCATACAGGGCGACACCATTACCATTCAAATCACGCCTGCGCCTGGCGCAGACCCGCGCGAAATCGCACTGGCCGTGCGAGCAGAGCTGGAGCGGCGCGATCGCCAGAAAGCAGCGCGCATGCGTTCATCCATGTACGACTACGGAGACTGACCCCCATGATGATGGCTCTTGGCATGTTCGTGTTTAACCTGGAAACCCTGGTCTACCAGGAGCTTCAGCGCAAAACCGCCTGGAAGCACCCAAGCGCATCGCGCGTTGGAGCCCGCGACGCGCATCAGTTCACTGGCCCGGGTGATGACACCATTACCTTGCCGGGCGTGCTGCTGCCTCAGCTGGCTGGCACGCGGCTGTCGCTCGATGCCTTGCGTGAAATGGGCAACTCGGGCAAGGCCTGGGTGCTGGTCGATGGCACTGGGCGCGTCTATGGCGCCTGGGTCATTCTCGACCTGGCCGAAACTGCCTCGCTGTTCTTTGCTGACGGCGCGCCACGGCGCATCGAATTCACCCTGTCGCTCAAACGAGTGGATGATGATCGCGTCGACATGGCCGCCATGCTTGGCACCCTGGCCAGCAGTCTGACCGAGGCCTTTGTATGATCTTGAGCGCCCCAGGCTACAACCGGCCTATCTGGCAAGTTACGCTCGATGGCCAGGACCTGTCAGGCGTCATCGCCCCGCGCCTGATCGAGCTGTCGGTCACCGAATGCCGAACCGAAGAACTGGACCAGCTCACCATCGAGATCAGCGATCTGGATGGCAAGTTGGCCATACCACCGCGCGGCGCAAAGCTCTCGGTTGCTCTTGGCTGGGAGCGCACGGGCCTGATCGACAAGGGCCAGTTTGTTGTTGACGAAGTAGAGCACCGAGGCGCTCCAGACACGCTCAGCCTTACCGCCCGCAGCGTTGATCTATTGGCCTCGATGCGGGTGCGTAAAGAGCGCAGCTGGCATCAGCAAACAGTGGGGCAGGTCCTGCAGGCGATCGCCAGCGAGCACAACCTGACGGCCAGCGTCGGCAAAGATGCCGACACGCTGATCGAGCACATCGACCAAACTGAAAGCGACCTGGCCTTCGTTCGACGCCTGGGGAAGCGCTTTGACGCGGTGGCCACCGTCAAATCCGGACATCTGCTGTTTGTGCCGGCACACGAAGCAAGAACCCGCTCTGGCGTTGATATCGAACCGGTCGCCATCGTGCGTGCTCAGGGCGACGATCACCGCTACCACATCGCCGACCGCGATTCCTACAGCGGCGTGCGTGCCTACTGGCACGACCCTGACCGGGCCAAGCGACGCGGCGTGCTGGTGGGTCAATCAGGCAATGCAAAGCGGCTGCGCGACACCTTTGCCAGCGAAGAAGATGCACTGCGCGAAGCCAGGGCCGAATGGCAGCGCATTCAGCGCGGTCTGGCCACTTTCAGCTATACGCTGGCCAAAGGCATGCCCCAGCTGGCCCCCCAAACGCCCATGCGCTTTCCCGACATGAAGCCGCCCATCAACACAAATGACTGGATCTTGCATCGCGTGGTGCACAAGCTTTCAGACGCTGGGTTGATCAGTACGCTCGAAATGGAAACCCTGACGGCCGAGGCGGCCGACGAAACTACCGACCTTGACGACGAAGGCTGACGAACCGCCGCCATGCGCCCAGATCGGCCTGCACATTGCCATTGCCTCGAATCACCTGACGCGCCGCCGAGCGGCTCAGCAGCTGCACATTACCGTCGCCCTCGATGACTTGCTCAACCGGCCGATGCTGGCACAAGCGGCAAGGGTCCGAGGGTGAGCTTGCGGGCTGCGCCTGGGCCAGCAGCCCCGCCAGGAGAGTGGCAGGATCGGCAGGCGGATCGTTCTCGGCAGTTTTTTCAGGGCTGACAAGGCGAAGGTAAGTGGGGGTGCTAATAAAGTCCTTCATGGGTGCTCAATGTTATGGTTTGAAAAATAAAGTTACTATTTTTATAAACATAACCCAAACATTGCCGCTTGCGCACAACATTTTCTGGGCACTAACCCTAGGCGGCAAGCCTCAGAATGTTGGCCGATAGTTTGTCCAGGTCGCTATGACCTTGCTGGGCCAGCTCAAACAGCGCCTCAACCGCCAGGTGTTTCTTGTCAGTAGGCAGGTGCTTGCCTGCCTGCTGCAGGTAACTATCAACCGCAAGCCAGCACTGCGCATACAGCTCCAGCGTTGCCGGCACATCAGGCTCGCGCCGGCCGCTTAACACGTACAGCACATCGACCCCAGCCTTGGCCAGCACGGCCATGAACTCAGAAGAAGGCGTTGATGCGCCTTTCTCCCACTCGATCTGCTGGCGTTTTGATCCGCCGCCAATGCCCGCAAAGGCCGTCTGAGACATCCCCATACGCTCGCGTTCTTCACGCAAGCGCGCACCTATTTCTTCACGCATACCGCACCTCTCTGCCATTAAGGTGAAAATAAATCCACTAAAAGTATTGACTGGTGAGAAATTCCGCACCACAATCACACATAAACCAACTTTAAGCACCTATTACGCCATGAAACACACCGCTAAGCAATCCGCCACACAGCGCATCGAACGCATGGTCGGGCTGCGCTTGAACCCGCAAGAGCTTGCCGAACTTAGCCGCTTTGCCAAGGCCGACTACCGGTCAGTGTCGACCCTGGCCCGCATGATCATCGTGCGCGCCATTCGTGCTGCCCGCGAGAACGAGCAATCTGGCGCAAGCGAAGCGGACGCTATCCGCGCCGTGGCAGGTAACCCCGACGACGATCTGGCCTGATTATGGTGATTTCTATGGCCTGTCCCTACTGCGGTCATGTCGCCATCGTGCGTCGCAGCCGGGAAATGTCCAGAACCATGCGTGAGCTGACCTTCACCTGTCGCAA